TAAGAGTACGCAGACTATGAAGTGGAAATTTTGGCAAACTGAAAAGAAAATGTCACCACAAACATTGGGCGTGCTTATTCGGCAATCGGGCGGTAATTTTACATCGTTTAACTTTGCTTCGTTTATCAATGAAGCATACAAGCAGAATCCAACGGTCTATGCTTGCATTCAAGAATACGTCAAGGCGTGGGCATCATGCAGCATCATCATCAAGCGTGGTGATGATGTTATCACAAACGATAAATTAACTAAATTATTGAGTAAACCAAACGAAAGCCAGTCATGGGCTGAATTTTGTGAACAGGCGGTCATTTATTATTTGGCTGGTGGCGAAGCTCCGATTTATGGTGACAGTATCATTCCATCACGCCCACCTGAGTCACTGCAAATATTACGACCCGATTGGCTTGTGCCATTATTAAGTACGCAGCGAGTTAATGCCATTGCAGAATGGCGTTATACAGCAAGCGAACAAGGTGCGGTGAGCATGAGCATATCACCTGCTAACCTGCTATTGTGGAAAGCATTCGACCCATTGTGTCGTTATCGCGGTTCTAGCCCTTTGTCACCTGCCGCTTATGCCATTGACCAGCTAAATGAATACTCTAAAACTAATTATGCTTTACTCAAGAATGGTATGCAGCCGAGCGGCTCATTAACCACAGAATCCAATATCGACGAATCATCATTTGATAGACTTAAAACACAGTTTAGCGAGACGTACGGAGGCTCAAGCAACAACGGCAAGCCTATCATTTTAGAAGGCGGCTTAAAGTGGCAGCCCTTCGGATTCAATATGCGCGATGCTGAGTTCTTGGGCGGTAAGACAAGTGCTAAAATGGATATATGTGAATGCTTAGACGTGCCAACACAATTATTAGGCATTGGCGACAATTCGACGTATGCAAACTATGAGCAAGCACGCGCATCATTCTATGAAGATTCTGCTATTCCATTATTAAACTCGTTTTTATCGTCGCTTAATCGGTGGATTGGCTGGCGTGTTGGTTTGCGACCTACCGATATTCTGTGTGTTGACATTGACAGTGTGGCGGCACTTGAGCCGAGACGGGCAGAGCGAAATAAAACAATGGACACGCTACAGTCAATCAGCACTAACGAAAAAAGACTAGCAATGGGTTATGAAGCGGTAGAAGGTGGAAACGTATTGCTTGTGAATAGCAGCCTTATCCCTTTAGATATGGCAGGTGCAGACATTCCACCAGTGGGCGGTATGTAATGACAAAAACGGAGCGTGCGCGTTATGTTCGCCGAGTGCTGATGACTCAAGATAAAATCAGCATGAAGTATATGCGCGTCATTCGTGCCGAGCTAAAACGCACCGCCACCGATTTATCATCATCTTATGTCAAACATGGCCAAGATGAATTTGCAGCAATAGAAAAAGACCACAAAAATAGAATAGCCAAAATCTTAAATGACTTAACGCTTGAAACAATCGTCAAGTTTAGACCAGTGAATCCCGTCGGCAAAAAAGCATTTGATAACTTTGTTGAACAAAGCATTTACGATATTTTATCAATCGGCATTGCCCTAACATCCGCCACTATCGCCAATACAACCGTACAAACTGCCGTTTTGGTCATTGCTCAACAAATGATTTTAGGGCAAACAAACAGCGTACAGTCAGAGCCTTTAGTTGTGGCCGATGCAATCAGTAATCGGATAGGTGGTAGCAACTCATTAAGTCGAGCGATGACGATAGCGCGAACAGAAACACACAAAGCAGCTAACGTGTCACAATATACGCGAGCCGAAGTGAGTGCGGAAATATCAGGATTGGATGTTATTGTTGAATGGATAGCAACGAATGATGGTAGGGTGAGAGATGGTCATATGCACGCAGACGGACAAAAGCGTAAAATAGGTCAGCCGTTTTTAGTGGGTGGTCAAAATTTAAGACACCCGAGCGACCCAAAAGCAAGCGCATCAAATACAATCAATTGTCGATGTGTGCTTGGGTACGATACAATTTAGACATAAAAAAACCCGACTGTGAATCGGGCATAGAGGCATTCGGCAACCAAACAGAACGCGCACAATCATCATATAACGAGGATGTGCGAGATGCAATTATTTTATACAAAGGCTCTTAAGCTTAGTTGATAGTCAATATAAAAACAGTGCCGATGGTGCGTTTAGTGGCTATGCCGCAACGACTGGCAACGTCGATTTAGGCAATGACATAATTCTAGCAGGCGCATTCGGTGATTGGCTAAAAAGTGCCGATGCGTCACGGGTGCGCGTGCTATGGCAGCATGACTGGGAGCACCCAATTGGCAAAAACATCACCATGCGCGAGGATGAAAAAGGCTTATATGTCGAAGGCGAATTATTGCTCGACATTCAAAAAGCCTCAGAAGCGCGTATTCTTACTCAAAACAATGCGATTGACGGCTTGAGCATTGGCTATCGTGTCGATGACTTCTCTTATGAGAACAATGTCAGAATCATTAAAAAGCTGTCAGTTATGGAATATTCATTCGTCACCTTTGCGATGAATCCGCAAGCTATTGTCAACGACATGAAATCATGTAAACTAGACACTATTCGAGACTGTGAACAATACCTGCGCGATGTTGGTTTATCACGAACCGAAGCTAAAACGCTTATTTCTAAAATCAAAAACTCTCGTGATGAAAGTTTAGATTATGACGGAATTGCGGCTTCATTAGTTCAGTTAAACAAAACATTGCGAGGTTAATATGTCTGACGACATCAAAAAACTAATCGATGACGTGAATAAAAGCGTTGTCGATTTGCGTACAAACACAGAAACACAGATTGCCGAAGTAAAGAAATTCGGCCAATCTTCTGCTGATACTGCCGAGAAATTGGCTAATCAAGAAAAAGACATTGCATCGTTAATCGGTACAATGACTGAAATCAAAAACGCTCAACTTGCAATGGCAGAAGCCAAACGCAACGAAGGCGGCATGACAGCCGAGCAGAAAAACGCGAAAGAAGCCTTTATTAAGTTTGTGCGTAAACAAGCACTAACCGAAGTCGAGCAAAAAGCGTTATCTACCTTGACCAATCCCGATGGTGGTTTTTTAACGACTCCTGATACCAGTGGCCGCATTATTGCACGTCTGCATGATATGTCGCCAATGCGTCAATATGCCAATGTTCGCACAACTTCTAAAAGCCGTGTAACAGGCATTGTGAATAATGGCCGCAATGCGTACTCATGGGGCGCACAGGCTGGCACTGTTTCTAATAGCACGACTAAGCAGTTTGGCGAATATCAGATTGATGTTAAAAAGTTAATCGCTTATCCGAAAGCCACAGAAGAAATGCTTGAAGATGCTGATTATGACATCGAAGCGTTGATTATTGATGATGCAACGATGGGCTTTGCAGAGGGTGAGGCTTATGGCTTCTTGCTTGGCGATGGCATCTTGCAGCCGCGTGGCTTGATGACTGTAGCAACCGCATACACAGGCGATAACGTCCGTGCATGGGGTACAGTGCAGAAATTCAAAACAGGTGTTAACGGTGCATTTGCAGCAACTCCTAACGGTGGCGATGTATTCATTGAAGCGGCCATGTCCTTGCGCTCGCAGTATCGCGCTAAGGCAATTATGGGTATGAATCGCTTCACTTTGGCAGCAGCAATGAAGCTAAAAGACAGCGAAGGCAACTACATTTGGCAGCCAACATGGAATCTCACAGATTCACCGTTTGGCATGATTTGCGGTGTTAAAGTTGCACCTGATTTTGACCACTTGGCCGACATTGCGACTGGCTCATTATCGGTAATCGTTGGTGACATTAACCAAGCATATCAGATTGTTGATAAGCGCGGCATTAGCGTCGTACGCGATAACATCACATCGCCCGGCAATGTGAACTGGTACATCAGCAAGCGTACAGGTGGCGATGTTGTCAACTCCGAAGCCGTCCGCTTCATTGAATTTAAGGCATAAGGGGAAACGACATGAGTGCTTCTAAAGATTTGCATAATCTTGTATCGGTCGGCACTGCTATCGCATTGACAGCAGTAGCAGACGGCGCGGATGTTGAAGGTTCTGTTATTGACCGACAAGGCAGCGATGGCCTAGAAATCATCTTTCAAGTGGGTGCATACACGGATGGCAGTGTCACTCCGTTGATTGAAGAATCGGCAGATAACGTGACCTATACAGCCGTAGCAGATGCAAACTTAACTAATACCGAAGCAAGTGCAGCATTAACAGCGGCAGGTGTTTCTAGCATTGGCTATGTTGGTAGCCTGCGCTATGTACGTGCTACAGCAGTGACAGCGGCAGCATCTACGCTGTCAGTCGGTGCAACTTACGTTAAATACGGTTTACGCGTGCGCGGTGTTGTTAACCCTGCATAAGTTACCCTAGCGCATGGATGCGCTTCTCTTTAAGAGATTATTAAAATGTCTTTGTTAATATCCGAATCAGCAACAGAGCCGTTAACCTCATCGCAGGTTAAAGCATGGGCAAAGATTGAGAATAGCGACGAAGATAGCTTAATAACTTCTTTAATCACATCATGCCGCCGAGAAATCGAAAGCTACACGAAAAATTCGTTAATCGCTCAGGTTTGGCAAACGACTTACATAGCAGATGATGGCAAAATATTTTTCTATTCACCTCGCATTACCGCAACATCGGTTAGCGTAACCGTCGATGGCGAAGTCACTACCGATTACGTTTACAACTCGAATACAGGCCGACTACGCTTAAATTCTGCGTACTATGGCGATGAAGTTATCGTGATTGAATGGACAGTAGCCACTACTCTTTCATCACTTGCACCATTAAAACAGTCATTATTAGACCTTATCACCTATCGCTTTTTTAATCGTGGAGCGACCGATATACCTGCATTAGTAATGACGGTATTAAATCAATATCGGGTGTTTAATGTATGATTATCAACATTGGCGACCTAAAACATCGAATCACGATTGATGTTGAGTCGAATGCCGCCGATGGTAACGGTGGATTTGATACGACTTGGGTGGCATTGGGTTCGTGCTGGGCAAAGGCTGCAAGTCATTCAAAAGTAGGCGTTAGTGCGACTCAGGTCAATTTTAATCGCGGCGAACTAGACCACACTGAGCGTTTTGTTTTCTCTATTCGCCAAAATCAGACATTTACACTAGACACACGATTAAGCGATAAGTACAGAATCAGCCATAGAAGTCAGTACTTTAGAGTTTTGGGTATTAGTCAGAATATGTATAACCTAGACTTTTACGACATCACCGCTGAATTGTGGGGAGCGACTACGCAATGAAGCAAAAAGGCGCATTATTTATACTTTATGCTGAAATAGCGAGTGTTTATACCGCTATCGCGTCTTGTCGCTCTACTTCTTTGACTGTTAACTCCGAAACCGTGGACATCACAGATAAGTCGATTTTATGGCGCGAACTGCTAGAAAATGCAGGAATCACAAGTGTAAGTGTCAAAACGCAGGGCATTACAACAGACCAAGCCAGTTATTTATTCATCAAAGATACAGTGATTACTGGCGTTAGTGTCAATTGTAAGCTGCAAAGCAACATGGGCGAAGTGTATAGCGGTGCGTTTTTGTTTACATCGTTTGAATCAAGCGGTGAGTACAACAAAGAGGAATTATTCGCACTGACACTCGAAAGCTCAGGCACTACTACGCTAGTCGATAACAGTTTTAGATTGCTTGAAGATGGTAGCAGACGGTTGTTAGAGGACGGTTCTTACAGATTGTTGGAGGCCGCATGACAAACTTAGCAGCACAATTCAGCGCGCACTTGCAAAGGCGAATTGAGGCCAATTTGGTTATTGCTGGTGAGATGATAGCAACCGAAGTTAGGCGTAATATTCAAAAGTCGCCTCGCGGTGGCGTGACTTACATATTGACGAATCCAAACCGTACGCATAAGGCATCGGCAGCAGGTGAAAGCCCTGCTACAGATTTAGGCTTCTTGGTTCGCTCAATTCAGACCGAGCCTGATATGCCTAATTTGCGTATTCGCATTTTATCGCTGAAAAGTATCGCGCCTTATGCCAGGCGTTTAGAGTTTGGCGACATGAGCGCAGGACTATTACCTCGCCCGTTTATGTTCAAAGCATTGGCGGCTAAGCGACAAAAGGCGATTGATATTATTCAAAAGTCGGTTAATCAAGCGGTACGCGATATGCAAGGAGCGAGACTATGAGCCTATTTCTTGATTACTCGTCTATCGTGTACTCAACATTAAACGCGGTCACAGGTTTAACAGGCATTGTTAGCGAGTCATTAAGCGATACTAGCTCATTCCCGAAAGTGTGGATTGAGGATGCAGGGGCTAACGATTGGTCATTTAAGGGCGATGATGACGGACTTGAAGCAAGTATTAACTTGCACATCGGATCACGTTATCGCGGCACTAAAGAATTACGGTTATTGATGGATAAATGTCATGGTGCGTTACATAACGCAACACTGACACCAGCAACGGGGCAATGTGTGTTAAGCCAATTCCAACGGCATGACATCGTAACAGACTCAGACGGAATTACCCGTCATGGGATAATGAGATTTACTCTTTTAATCAGTGAGGTGGCATAAAATGGCTAAATACAAAGGCCGAGATTTGCGTATTAAAGTCCGTGTTTCTACTGGACCCGATGTTTTTACAGCTGTAGGTGGTATTCGTTCCGAGTCGATGACAATCAACTCAGAAACTGTGGATGTAACCGATAAAGATAGTGCAGGCTGGCGTAATCTATTAGAAGGTGCAGGCATTACTAGCATGAGCTTAAAAGGCTCAGGCGTGGTTAGTGATAATGCTGTTTTCACAGACCATATCATGGTTGCTAAAATGGCTAATACGCACTTACACTTGAAGATTGAAAGCGGCGCGGGTGATACTTGGGTTGGTGACTTTGCTATTCCATCGGTCGAGCGCGGTGGTGAGTACAATAAAGAGGAAACTTTTAGTATCACTCTTGAAAGTGCTGGCACTATCACTTACACCGCAATCGTTTAACGCAGGACTAAAATAAAATGAGTAACAGAGGCATTGTATCAATTTCAATCGGCGGTTTAGATTTTGAGTTAATACCATCTTTTGACAATTTAGACAGATTAGAAACCGCATTAAATCGCCCGTGCTACGAGTTTTTGTCGAAAGAGTTAGCACAACAACGGTACAAAGTCGGTGATATTGTGCGCGTGATTTTAGCTTGTGCGTCTTCAAGAACTAAGCGTTATCCCGATTGGTGGACATTCTCAGGCATTGGTGAGGCTATCATTGCCGAGCGTGGCAAAGTTGGAGATTTATCAGTATCGGTTGCCATTTTTATCAGCAATGCGATTAGTGCTGGCTCAGAAACGGACATTAAAACCGTAGGTGCGAGCGATGAAGATGTAAAAAAGTAGAGAGTGGCAGTATTTGGCGTAGGCTTTGGTCAAGTGCTGTCATTTATCTAGCAATACAACCTAGTGAGGCATGGAAGCTAACACCCTCAGATTTTTGGATGTTGTGGGATACGCACTTAGATAAAGTCGAGAAATCGACACAGGGCGCGTACACTAAGCCCATGTCACAAGATGAATTTAACGATTTAAGCTCTTATTTGGACGAATTACATGGCAACAACTGATGACTTGATTATTAGCATACGTGCCGATGTAACACGTTTACAAAGTCAATTACGTGACGTTGACCAAAATCTTAATAGAACTCAAAACAATGCCAATGCGATGGGTAACGCCATTAAAAACGCAGTAGGTGGTTTGTTAGGATTAGGCGCGGCAGTTGAAGGGCTTAAAAAGTTAGTCGAAGTCAATCGAGAGTTTGGCATTCTTAAAGCTGGACTAGAAACAGCAACAGGCAGCGCGGAAAATGCACAAGTTGCATTCGAGGCGTTGCAGAATTTTGCACAAACTACGCCATACGATTTAGCGCAAGCAACCAAAGCCTTTACGCAACTTGTCAATTTAGGATTAACGCCAAGCGAGCAAGCACTTAAATCGTATGGTGATACTAGCGCGGCATTGGGTAAAGACTTATCACAAATGGTCGAGGCGGTGGCAGACGCGGCAACTGGTGAATTTGAGCGGTTAAAAGAGTTCGGCATCAAAGCAAGCGCACAAGGCGACAAAGTCTCATTTACGTTTAAGGGGGTAAAAGAGACAGTCGGCAATAATGCAGCAGATATTGAAGCCTATTTGATTAAGTTAGGAGAAGTTAATTGTAATGGTGCGATGGAAAAGCGGATGCAATCGCTCGATGGTGCTATTTCTAACTTAGGCGATGCGTTTAACCAACTCTTTTATAACATTGGCCAATCAGGTGCTACCGATATTCTGTCCGATAGTTTTAGGGCAATGGGCGATGCGTTGACAGAAGTCAACAATATGCTAAAAAGCGGTGAGCTACAGGGCAACATTGAAGCGATTGCTATCAAGTTCAGCGGATGGACAGACGCTGCAAAGTTAGCGACAAATGAAGTAACGGCACTATTCACTCGCGCTTTCGATTATTGGGGAAACGAGGGCAAAGACAGCGCGGATACTATTTCTAACGCATTCACTCAAATACCTGAAAACATTAGCGCGATGGTCGAGATTGGCGCGACAGAATTAGCGTATTTAGTGACACAAGCTGAAATAATGGGCGCAAAAATTGCCAGCGTCTTGAATCCTAACTTGCCAAAATATGACCTAAAGGGCAATCTAAAAGCAGCGGCAGACGCTTATGATGATTCACTAACTGACATTCTAAATAAGCGTCAAAAAAAGATTGATGATGCGAAAGCACGACAAGAAAAAGCAGAACTTGACCGCGTACTATTTGATTGGCAGCAGGAATACGACAAACCAACGGGTGATACGCTTGCAGGAATGGGCGCAAATAAAGGCGCAAAAACTGCTAAAGACGAACCCGACAAAAAAGCAGAAGATGCGGCAAAGAAAAAAGCAGCAGAGCTAAAGAAGGAAGCGCAAGCGGTAGCCAATCAGCTAGACGAGGCCAATCTTAACGAGTCTGAGTTAGTTCAAAAACACTATAACGAACAAGTTAAGCAGTTAAACGACTATCTAAAACAAGGTGCAATGAGCAAAGAGCAGCACAACAAAGCCATGCTTGATGCGACCGCTATCTTTTACAAAAAAACAGATGACTTGACGCAAGAACAGAATGCGAAAGAGCAAGAAGCTAACTTAAAAAAACAGCAAGAAGAAGATGAACGCACGGCAAAACGCATGGAAAACATGAATGCGTTGCTTGAGTCGATTAGAGTTAGCGGCTTGACCGAACTTGAGCTAATGGACGAACAGCATAAGCAGAAAATGGATAGACTTGAAGCATTTGCACAAGATGAAATCACACGAAAAGATGACATTGAGAAGGCGAAGCTAGAAGCAGAACAACGACACTTAGCGAAAAGAGCCGATATTATCGGCGGCTCAGGTACGAAAATACAAGACTTAACTAAGAGCTTTCAAAAAGGGCAACTCGATGGAACACTTGCATTCTTTGCCGCCGACTTCGGTGGATTTAGCCAACACTCACGCAAAATGTTCGAGCTAAACAAAGCAGCGAAAACGGCTCGAGTGTTGTTGAATATTCCCGATTCGGTATCTACAGCTATGGCCGAAGGTATGAAGTTCGGACCTGTAACAGCCGCGGCTTACGGTGCAGCAGCTTTAGCTATGCAACTCGGACAACTTCGCGCCATTCAATCGGCTAGCTTTGGCGGTGGTGGAGGTGGTGGAGGTTCAGCACCTAGCGCAGCAGGGGCAGGAGCATCAGCGGCTAGTCAAGACCAACAGCAAGCCCCAGTTCAACAGCGATTTGTGAATATTGGCTTATACGGCCAAGA